CTCCAAGGTTTCTTCCGAGAACGTTGTTTAGTTACACTAAACTGTGGTTTCGGTGTGGCGAACGTGGGTAGTGTCCGTCAAGTAATGCTTGTTCCTCTCTCCCATACTACCGCGCCTGGCAGCGAAAGGCTACGGAGCCTAGCTCAGATTATTTCCCCATTTAAAAGCTTCAGGTTTTTAACACGAAAGCCTCCCTTGTTTACGTTGCGCGTGACGCGGGCATAGCCGAGGTTCCACTTGTTGATTGGGCAGTAGATCGGATGCATATCACACAGGCAGCCGGTTGACCAGCAGGTGATGATGTTCTGGCCCAGGCTCTTCTCAGTGTGCTCGCTGGACTGGTGGTGATGGCCGCATAAGGAGTTCTCTTTGCTGCGAAGGTATAGCCCGCGAGCGGGGTTGACCGGGGCGGCGATGGAGGTCTTCTGGAACTCGTGACCGTGCACGAGATGTAACTGGCCTTTGCCTGAATCCAGGACAATAGGCTTTTTACCGTCAACGATCTCGATGTTGGATTCCTTGAGGCGTAGGATTTGGTCCAGCTCGAAATCATCAATGCCGAGCAGCTCAGGCGCCTTCCGCATGAGGTACATCTCCCAACGCTCGCAATGGTTGCCCAGCTTGTAGAGGATACGTGCTTTGGGGAAAGCCCCACGAATTACCCGAATCATTGACCTGGCAACTTCGATCTCTTCTTTTAGGTTACGCATGCGTGGATCTGTCTCCCAATATGAGCAGGCGTAAAAGTCGATCAAGTCACCGTTCAGAACTACGAGGTCGGTGTTGTGGTTTTGTCCATCTTCGATAGCGATGTCGATGGCTTCTTCATCGTGATAAGGGATATGTAGGTCACTCAAAATAAGAGCGTTGGTCCAACTGTCTTTGGATACAACAAGAGGGCGCCAGCCGTGGGTTTGTCTCTTCCCTTTGGGTACCGTGTAATTGGCGGCAGTTTCGGTGGGGCGAACGTGGGTAGTGTCCGTCAAGTAATGCTTGTTCCTCTCTCCTACACTACCGCGCCGGTAGCGAATAGCGTTTCTGGCCGTTTCTAGCGAAGACCAGATAAGGGGGTGGTCCTTATACATGAGCTTGGCCAAAGTGAGTGAGGGGGTATCCGGGAAAGAATCCAAGTATTGTTTGGCTATAAGACCACTCGTGGTTATCAATCTTCCTCCTTTAACATTCTTTGCTTTTTGCATTTTTTTGGTCCTTAAAATAGCTGGCTCGCTGATAATAACACAATCACGACACTACGGGAAGTCTAAACTTGAGGCAGGCCCTGCGGCGACACGAAGAGTCAAGCATAAGTTGCCCTTCTAATCCCAAGACATGAACGGGAGTGCGTCAACTACTCCCGTATCTTCTTGATACTCTTCCCTTCCGTACATGTGGAGCATTGAGGCCTCAAAGCCCTGCTTCATGCGGACGAGGTGAACGAGCATGGTTAGGCTGTCGCCGTAATCCGGTGAGGCGTGGCCCCTGGCTTTGTATTCACCCTTGCTCTCAACGCGAGTCTTTTTCTTTTGGGTAAAGCGTCTCGTGCAGAGCTCTTCTGTGAGTGCCCCTGTGTTTAAACTTGGAGATATTTTTAGGTAGTCAAACTCCATAAACTTGCGGGTCGCGAAAAATAATTCTGTAACGACTCCGTCATAAATGTCGCAGGCTTTCTGGGTCTCATCGGCAAAGACCTTCATCTCGGTTGAACCGCTTCCAAAGTGAAGGCCGCTTACCCCAGGCCCCATGTATTCAGGCATCATTAAGAGGTCATGACAGCCCGTTCCGTTTCCGGTTCGGTCAACAATCAGCCAATCCCCTTTGATGGCTAAGTTTTTGCAGTTGTTTTTGATTTGAGTCGCCAAGAAAGGTGTCTGCGTTAAAAGCTTCTCAGGATCGTTTTTAAGGAGCTCAAATTGAGCTTCGGCTTGAAGGGCGTACTTAGGCTCCTTAAACATCACCTTCTCATCCCTAAAGGCGTAGCCGACGGCCTGCCCGAATCTTCCAACAGTCTGAATTGCCTTGTCCCCCCCTTCAAAGGCTAGATCAACCGATGAACAGTAGGTGACTGGGCCCGTGAAGATTAGCCTTCCGAAAGAGCGATCAATGAAGTCACGCGGAATCACGTTGATTTGAAGCCCCTTTTCAGGGAACCAGCCTCTTGCCATCGTATGATACTCAGGGCTGGTGTCGCCCATCAGAAGGTATCGTTTATAGCCTTCGTAGGTCAAAAGTCCGGCGTGAACCAATTTTTGTTGAACTACGTTTTCACACTTGGCCCCGTCAAGCCTAACGACCGTCCAGCCTAACTTTGATTTCCAACGGTCTGAATCCTCAATGCTTACCGAGGCCCAACCGTCTTCAGGCTCACACCTTTTTCCGAACTTTGAGTCAATGTCCCTAGGGTTGGCTGTTGCGCAAACTTTTACGTGCTCAGTTCCATCAACCGTGATGAGCATATTGTCAATGTCGGCCCAAACGCCTCCAGGGATTTCTTCAGCTTCGTCAAGGATGGCTCTTACTCTGGAAAGAATTCCGTATTTATCGTGATGCTTCTTCCTAGGCACAGGGTGAAAACCCTGAAGCCTTCCGGAGCCTTCTTCCCCCTGAGGAATTGCGGTTAGGTGAATTCCCTGCTTGTCATCATCTGAGGCTTGTACGGAAGTCCCCTTTGTTGCACCTGGGAGGGGTATGGAGGAGTTATTATGCAGATTCTTGATGTGGGCAAAGACGTTTCTTTTTGCGTGCTCTGCGTTCACTGAGACAACCTTTATGCAGGTATGGAGCGGGTCTTCAACCCAGTCCAATAGGAGCCAAGCCGCTAGGCTGTACGACTTCCCAAGCGACCCCGCCCCTTGGATTAGAAGCGTGGCACTTTCCTTGACCTTTTCCCAGATGATCTGGACGCTGAATGGCTGGGCATTAAACTGATCACCACCCCACAGAATATGGGCGACTTCTAGGTGCATTCCCTTTGCCAGCATTCTGGGGATTAGGCATCGGTCGTAATAATCCATCGAGCAGCCGTGGCCTATCAAATAGGTCAGCCCTTGCCCAGGCTTAACGGCAGGCCTATTTTTTGTTAGGTTCTCAATGAGGAGCTGGGCGCACTCATCAAACTTTTTTTGCTCGGCAAGTAGTCGAGCCTGCAAGATCCATGGCGCTAATCCTTCCATGCAAGGGTCTCAAGTGTTTTCGTGCCAATCTGAAGCTTTTCTCCAATGACCGTCTTGTAGGCATCCAAGATAAACTTGCCAGCATTGCCTTTGCCTACAAGGGCCTCAATGATTGCGAGGTCTTTCTTTAGGTCGGGGTCGTTGATGTCGTCGATGCTTTTTATTTCCGCAATCTTCTTGACCTTGCGAATGAGCTTCAAGGCAATGATCTCAACCTCGGCCTTCAGCTCTAAAATAACTTTCTCTTGACGCTCACTGTGGTACTCTTGGACAAATAGCTCGTAGGCATCAATTCTGATCTTCCAAGACCATTTTTTTGAGGCGTCTGAAATGCTGCTTTGCACTCCCCGATAAAGGGGGTCACCGACAAGTTCTTGGGATAGCCTTACGAGGCTCCTGTCCTCATAGGACATGTCTCGATATTTTAGAAACATCGTATAATTCTTGTCGGATTCTTTTGATTGTTGCCTAAAAATAGGCTCAACTAGAACCTCCCTAGCTTTTGTTTTTGAATCTTTTAGTGCTGGAATCACAACAAAAGCATTCTCTAAAAACACCTATTTCGCAAGGTTTAATACTTTTTTGTTGCTATTTGTTTAAAAATAAAGGAATATAGATTTATGTTAAATCAAGGTGATGAAATAAAGAAGGAGTCCGTGAAGCCTCAAGCGAGGCTCGTTAAAAGTCAGGCTAAAACCGGATTCAGTGAAACACAACAGGAAGACCTCACTCGCATCTTGAGCCTATTCAACGAGCTTTTAAAGATGCATAACCCAGGCCTATTCCAGCATTCGCAGGTTCTTGTTTCTGAGAGCTTCGCAACCATCGTAGTTCCTAATCGCATCTACGACTCGGAAGAACTCGCAAAGAGCAAAGAGCTTTTAGGCGTTGATTCAGTTGACTACAAGCGCATTGAATTGGAGGTTGTTTTTGTGCGAGTTGTTGTAACAAGAATTGCTCGTGAGATCATTCGCAAGATCATCATTTGCGGATGCGGGCTTGGCGCGGACGACGCCATCCACGAAGGAGCGGGCGTTTTCAGCGAGTTGCTCGGGTTCGAAGGAGGTCTTGCCGATCGAGCCGGAAACGTTGCCATTTTTATCGAGCTTGAAGTCAACGCGGCCGGCTTTGACTTCGCGAACTGCCTTGGCAGTGTCGTCGGTGACGGTGCCAGTCTTCGGGTTCGGCATCAGGCCGCGAGGTCCGAGAACCCGGGCGATTTTCCGAACTTCGGTCATGGCGTCCGGAGTGGCGATCGCGGAATCGAAATCCGTGAAGCCCGCTTGGACCTTGGCGATGAGGTCTTCGTAACCGACGTGCTCAGCACCAGCAGCACGGGCTGCTTCAGCGGCTGCGCCTTGGGCGAATACGACAACGCGGACGTTGCGTCCGGTGCCGTGAGGAAGGGAAACGGAACCACGGACCATTTGATCGCTCTTCCGGGGATCCACGCCGAGGTGGAACGAAAGAGTGACGGTCGGGGTGAACTTGGGCGCCGGGAATTGCTTCACGATGCCGATTGCGTCATTGAGCGAGT